TAGCGTTTTCTCCCGTTTTTTCTCGGATTTTATCTGCGATAGCCTTTATCTTTTTTTCTTCGTATACCTTCTTTGCCATTAATAACTCACCTCATCTCCATTTGGCATATTATTGAGAACGATATCGGCTATCGCATTTTTATAAGACTCCTCATTTATAGCCGCTTTAATAGCCTCGTCCACCGCGATACCGCTTTGTGGATTTAATGATTTAGGATTATATACCCTGTCTGATATCATGGAATATGGTTTCCATTCCTTGCCATTCCACCAATAATAGCAGGAGCCATAAGCACCGGCAAGAAGAAGTTTAAGAATTGCTCTATCTCCAATGGAATAATCATAATCTTTATTAAGTGGAATCGAACCCGCTAAATATAGATTTAAAAGTTCCGAGTCATACTCATCGGTATGGCCGTCATTATCAAGGTCATATTTAAATGCCGCTTCAGTTAAAACAACATCACCATATTCCGCATAGTGTTCGGTACCATCAATCAAAACCACATATTCACTTGTCGAATTATCGGAAACATTTGTTTTAGTAATTCCGATAAAGTTGCGCTTACCGGACAATAGTTTGAGATTGAATTCCTCAACTAATTTCTTAGCGTTTTGATATTCCTCTTTGGCTTTTTTTGCATTTTCAAGGCTTTGCTTCGCATAATTCTCGGCCGCAGCTACCGGGGTGGATACATTGACAATTTCCCTTTCCTCTGATGCCGTACCATCAGGAACGTTTTCAAGTTCCAATAATGCAGGTTTAACGTAAACTATAAGTTCCGTTTCATCAGCAAGTATCATGCATATAACCAGATACGCTGTAAATGTACCTCCTGCAGCAGTAACCGCCTGACCGATTTCGTATGTTAAAATATTATTTTTTAAACCAAGTTCTTTAGGAACTGTTGGATGATACCCGCCACCGCTATCATAAACATCAAATCTGTAGTAAAGTTTACGACCTGCAGGAATTGCCTTTAATTTATTTATAAGTTCATCCATTAACCTGAAGTTCAAAACGGTAGCATTATGCTCGTTTTGAACCCCGGCGCGCTGTACCGTTTTAGGAAGAATATCGTTTATGTATACCGAATAGTTAATTTCTCTTATATTCATAAAATCATCCTTCCTCAGTGGTTACCTGAACTTCGTCCTCAACCCTCTGCCATATATAGCAGGTAAAGCTGGGCTGATAGTTATTATGAGGCTGACCGCCGCCTACCTTTTGTGTTAACAACTGTCCTTTGCCTTGGTTGTTTTCTTTAGTACCGGTTCTAAAGGCCGCATAACCGCCATCTGCAGAACTCCAATAGAGTTGTCCTGAAAAATCGTGCCCGTGACTTGGCATTTCTTCTGTCGTAAGCGTATGCTCTGCTTCACCGAACTCTTTGCCGGAAGTCTTAAGGTTTTCATTCTCAGAATTGACGTCCACGCCCACCAAGGTCTTGCCCTGGGCTATAAGCTTCCACGTGCCTCCGAAAATGCTATGGGGATTCTCACTGTTCATAGTAAGATAAATACTTCCTATTGGATGAATGTTATCCAGTATTTTCTCCTTAACCTCATTTGCAATATCTCCCGATATTTGAGCCTTAAGCTCCGCAAGGTCCAATTTAATTACATTTCCAAACATTCTATCTTTTCCTTTCTGCGCTAAGGTGTTACCCTTAGCGCTTTGATTTTTACCTGTATAACGCTATAAGCGCCGCTTTGATATCACTGGGTAAATCCATCTCACGAACTGCTCTGAGCTTCTCCTTTTTTGTAACCGAACCGTTTTTGTTATAATCGGCGTTATCCTTATTTGTTGCAATTTTAGAAAGATAATAATACTCAGCTCCAATGCCCTTATTTTCAGCCTCACGCACATTATCGTAGGGGTCGGTCTTTTTCTTTTCACCTTTCTTTTCGGGTTCTTCGCCGATAATATCGGTTACTATTTCTTCCGCAACGAAATTTGAAATGTTATTTTCAACTTTTTTCTTTTCTTCAGCCGAAAGATTATCAAAGAAAGCGATTCTATAAAGCTTGTTCATATAATCCTGAAAATCATCCTGATATTCGTCACTGTTTTTCTTTATAGACTTTTTAAGACCCGATTTAATTGCATCATCATCGGCGCCGAGTTCTTCAAGATGGTCTTTTACCTTCTCAAACTTTTCTGTATCTCCGCTTTCCGCGGCGCTGAGTAATCTGTCATAGTTAACTGACTTACTATCTGCTTTAGCGCCTATTGGTAAATCCTCACATATCGCGTACCATATACCGTCCCAGGTTGTTTTATTTTCACCTTCAATAAAACTCTTCCCGGTATTAAAGACAGCCATAAAATCACGCGATATATTTTTATACGGTATACCGATAAAAGCACCAAGAGCATCAAGAAACGTATCAAACTTTTTGCCGACACTCTCTTCTGCATCAAATAAGCTTTTTGCTGCAGATACAAATGTGTCTATAGCTTCCATATCGGAACGCTTAACATCATATCCTTGAATAATAGAATAGATATCTCTTATGTAAGGTAGCATATTAAACGGCAAAAAATTATCAATACTTTCGGTAGCAACGTCGCTGAGATATTTTTCTAAATACGATTTGTATTCGTCATCATCTCTGGCGGCAGTAACGAGCGACTTAAGTAACGCTGTAAGCACTGCAGTAACCGCTACCGCAGAAACCTTGCTTAAACCTTTTTTATAGTTTTTAGACGAAAAATCCTTAGCCGCATCATAAAGCATATTAAGCGTAACCGTCGGCTCGGCCATAAACGCTGTTGCCATTTTCACAATCGGAGAGTTGCTTCTCATAATCTGAGAACGGCTGATAGTTGAATCGTAAACCTGAGTCTTATCAATAACCTCACTTACAAGTTTACCTGCCTCGATTAAAAGTTCTTCACTGTCAACCTTAAGGTCGGTTTCTGCAGCTACTTTATTTTTTGCTGCTCTCCATATTGCACTCCAGGTCTTCTCATCAGCTTTACTTGCTGCGTAAGAAAAGGCACCATCCCTGTAACCCTGCTCATTTTTAAGGAAGGCTGAAGTTTTATTTTTTACACCTTTAGGTTTTGTCTGCAGTAACCAGTCTGCCGTTCCTGTGCCAAGTCCGGTATCAAAACGGCCCATTTCTTTAAACACTGCTGCACCGCAATACTTTTTGAGCTGCTCATAATCCCCTTTGCCGCCTTTAGCACCAAAGAAATATTTAGGCTCTATATATGCTATTGCTCGGCCGATGGATGCAGGCTGTTGAATCACTACAGAAGCTGAGGCCATAACCGCATTTGCTTTAAAAATTCTCAGCAGTTTATTGCTTGCCTCTTCCCCTACCGCAATACGCGCATCGCCATTCATATCTTTAATGAACTGCTCAATGTACTTATTGGCGCCGGTGCCCATTGTGGTGCTTATAAGACTTTTAAGGCTCTGACTGCGCTCATCCTCAGCGCCTACATTTTGATTAAAGTTGTAAATCTTTGTAAGGTTATTTAGCGGTACAGTCAGCGCGTTATACATAATCATCTGATTACAGTGCTTGGCCGCAACGTTCGAAAAGCCTTCAATTACAATAGGGGTACTTGCTTTTTTAACTGTATTCTTTGTAAAAGAAGCGCTCTGATGAGTTTTCGGTGGCTTATATCCGGGCTGTGTAGCAAGATAATCGTCCGAAGTTTTATATGGGATATAATAGTCCTCATTAAATTTACGAATACCGTAAAGTTCCAAAGACGTTTCATTACCCAGCGCCGCCATATTTTCAGACATATACTTAACAATACTGTTTACATACCCTATCTGCTCATCACTTAACATCGTGCTAAGCTTTGTAATATCTGATAGCGTTATTTGTATAGCAGCATCAGCCAGTTCATCAATTAGCAATTCATTTATTTTTTCAGACGTTTTACCGCTTTTATTTATGCTCTTAATACGTTCATTTAACTTTTTCGTCAAAAACGTAATACCGCCTGCAAAAATATGCCTTGATTCCTGAGCTTTGTTTGTAAGTTCGCGTTTGGCCGTAGCATATAACTGCATAGCCTGTTCAATGCTCAAGGTTAGCTTACCGCCATATTCGGTATCAAGCTCTACTGTTTCATTTTTCCAGCTGTCATAGTTATATTTTTCTTTAACATCAGTAAAATAATTTTTGGTATGGTCGAGGTTATGCGCAATCTTGTCCATGCCGCGCCGTATCTCGTCATACAGCTTTTTAAGGGTATCGCCGACGTTCTCAAAAAAGTATACCGGTGACAGATTATTATATTTTAAGAAATTACGAGAGCCCTCTATAAGTGGAAGATTAGCAACACGCTTTTTGCCCGAAAAATCCTTTATAGCTTCGCGGCCAAGTGTTTCGGTTTCATACTTCTTACCGGCAATTCTTATCTTGTCTTCTTCATTAACGATATGGTTTATATTATCAATAATGTTTCGAAGTACCGCCACCTGTACGCTATTAAGTTGATTAAGTCTTTTACCGTCAATTGCATCGGCAATTGTTATAATCATTTCGCTTATTTCTTCATCGAAAACACTTTCGGTGTCAAGGCCTTCACCTTTCGACTCTTTTGAAACCTTGTCATACATAGAACTAAGGGTATGAAAATCTCGTCTGTCAAAAACAGTTAGGTCACTTCTGTAAAAGATTTCGCAAATATCCATAACCGCCCACTTAAAGCCTTCAGGTATATGCTTTGTGTTGCTGTTAGTGGTAAGTTTTTTATATAGGCTGTTTACCGTCTTGCGTATTGCCTCAATATTCTTCTGACGGTCCTGGCGAATTTCTCTTGCCTCAAGCTCAGCTTTAACAATTTCGTCAACCGTTTTATCCATATCCGCAAAACGCTGTTTGGTAGCATTTGTAAATTCTCGGTTTTTCTTTTCAGAAATCTTCTTCTGTGCTTCTCTAGCCTTATATGAAATTTCTTCAGTACGGTCATAAACCGCCATATCAAAAACCTTTTCTGCAAGATTTTCCTCAGGCTTAACCGTCTCATCAGAAAGAGCATCCTCGATAATCTTATCTGCAGCTTCGCGAATTTCGTTTTTAATATCTTCAGTTAAAGCTTCAATGCTCGTCAGAACGTTACCGTCTGCATCGTACTTAGCGTTAACAACATCCGATATTTTCATTAACCTTTCGAAGTCGCCCTCGATATCGTTTGGGAAAAGTTCGGCGCCGAATTCTTTAGCAAGTTCGTCATAAACTTCATTGATATCCACACCGCTTTTTGATAGCCATATTTTTCCTCGGTTTTTTCGCCCGAAAGAATTAAAACCATCGGGAAAATCACCGTTTTCAATGTCTTTGGAAATTTTAATGCGCGCCATATCAAGTATATTGATGATTTTTCTTTGACGCTTATACTCTGCTGAATTAACGTTAGGCGCTTCAACAAGTTCCCGCGCCAACTCTTCAATAATTCCATCCGCTTCCGATATGGCATTTTCGTTCACATTATCGGTTTTGCTCTGCATTATAAGGTCTAATGCATTAACTAATTTATTTTCAAGTTGAGCCCTGTTGCTAATTGCCTTGTTTTGAGTAAAGAAAGTATTAAAAATCTCTTTAATTTTGTTTCTTTGAACCGTCTTTCCAATTGATTTAGCACCATTATCTGAAATATATTGCGCCATTTCTCGCGAGATTTTAAATGCTTCAGAGTAATTGTTTTCCTCTGCTGCTTTAGCTATTTCCTTAAGATAATTTTCAAGCTCTGCGCCATCAATATTACCACCGTATTTCTTAACAAGACTTTTAGCATATCTCTTACGCTTATCCGCCTTAAATTCCTCGCTAAACGGCACCGCAATGGAATGAGAGTCGGTGTTATCCGAATTTTCCTTGACAGTAGGAGAATTTTGTGGTAATCTACCATTAGAGTAGGTTTGCTGTTGTAGAACATTTGAACTTTCGTTCGAATAGTTCACGTACGCGGGACCTACTTTTTTTGTTTTACCATTTAAAGCGTACAATACGCATCTGCCATCTTCTGTTTTTGCAATGTCTATAGATATTTCATAAATTAATTTTTTCTTAGCATCAATTACATAAGCTTTTCGGTGTAGCCAACCATTACTATCAAATTTTCCATGGCCATCCGGTTCAGAGAAATAATCTTTCTGCTCCTCAGAAACGTCGATTATCTCGTTTATATGTATGGTTGATAATTTTGATATATTATCTGTTGTGTTAATTAATTTACCTATCGCTTTATGAGGTTCGGCATTATTCTTGCTAACACGCTCGTTTAGTCTCGCAAACTGAAGATTTTGAACATCACCATTTTCATCTATAATAGGCATGATAAACGTACCGTTGTTCTTAATTCGATTAGTTAGATAATCTTTTAGAACATATCCCCAGTTTCGCGGCTTTGTACCATCAAAAATATTAGTATCTAATAATACACCCGGTCCATATTCTTTTCCGTTTGTATCAACTATATTTTTTATTATAGAATGTTTTTCTATAGTAGAATTGCTTATACTATTCACCCTCGAATCATACACCTTAGCAATTTGAGAGTTTAGATATTCAAGCTCGTCGGCCATATCCTTAAAGGTGGGCTGACCTTTAATTTTATTTATAAGCTCTCTTATCCAGTCAACGAATCTCTGAAAACCGCTTCGGTGATATTCTGATAGTTCCTTTAAGGCCTCATAAGATTCATTTTCAAAATTACCGTCAGTACCTTTTCCACCAAGCAAACGCTCAGCAACAAAATCAGCAACAATTTCACGTTCTGCTGCTTCGTTATCGAAAGTAGCTTTTTCTTCGTCACTCATTTCTTCAGAGCTCATATAATCCCGGTACTTAAGCTGGGTTAGTCTTTTAATAGCTTCGTCACCCTTAAGTTCCTCGCCGTAGTCGTTCTTAAGGGCAGTTTCGCAATAATCTCTGAAGTTTATGCTCTTACCAAATAAAAATTCCTTAAAGCCCTTATACAGCCTTCTGTTCTCAAGGTCGTGGGTGAATTCGTGCTTTAATACCTCAATATACATTTCGGTAAGAGTAAGGTTCGGGTTAATAAATACCGTCCTTGTGTCAGGATTATATTTACCTCTCTTTATTTTTTCATTCCATTCGAGAGATAAACCAAATAAATCACAAAGGCTCTTAACCTTTTCCTGCCTTTCAGCCTGTTTCTTCCTATCCGCTTCCGAAATTTCTTTTGCTTTGGTGGTATTCTCTGAACCCTCACCGCTATTCTCGGCGGTGTTTTCTTTTTGCTCAGCTTCCTTTTGCTTAATATACTGAGAATACGGAATATCTCCTGCCTCAGCTTCTTGCTGGGCTGTGGTTTTACCCGAAGCAATACTAAGAAGCTTTATCATACGGTTTCTTTCTTGGGTTTTAGCTTCCTCTTTGGTTTTACCCGTAACCGCCGCATTTACTATCTCAGTAGCGTTATCAACAATATTAAGCTTATTTACAAGATTTACCGCCCACTCAGGCGCGCTACTTGTAGCCGATGAGTTGTCTGTGGCAGGTGAAACGTCACCTTTTACCGCTTCCTGCGCCGAGGAAATTGCTCTGAGTATTTCACCGGCTGTGCTGTTATGCTTAACATAACCTTGGTCGGAAGAAGACATTTTATCTCCTGTAACATATTTACTCACGGCTTTTATAATCTTATCCGCTAACTTGCCGTTAACCTTATTTTTAGAAAGTTCATTTTTAACGGCAGACTCAATAAGGTTCTGCTTAACCTGGGTGCTGTTCTGCGCCGTAGTAACCGCAATCTTACCAAGCATACGCTTATATGTAGCGTTGTTCTGAGCGTTATTCTTGCTGTTCTTGGTATAATTCTTTAAAGCTTCTGTCTGACCTGCAATCTCGGGGTCAAGTTTACCCATACTTTCAGCAGCGAGTAAAACCGTTTCTACTTCGCCTTTGCTGATTATAGCGTTACCTACAGCTTTATAATTGCTCATCTGAACCATACCGCCGGCGCCACCCATAGCGCCACCGGATATAATACCGCCTAAAGCCGCTTCGTAGATATCCTTAAACGCGCTCTGTGCGGCTTTTTTCTTAGCTTCAGCTTCGCTTAGACCTTCTTCTTGCATATATTTTCTTACAAGCTGGTTATAATCGCTCATAGAACCGCGAATGGCTTCGTCAGTTATTTTGTTCAGTATCTCACTCGCTACCTCTTCGCTGGCTTCTATTCCCGCCTGTTGAATAGTTGATAACATCCACTGCTTAAAAGTAGTGGGTTTT